CGCGAGCCTGTCCTTGATCCGTTGTGTGATCGGCTTCTCGCTCATTATGTCAGGGCGTCACTCCTGCTCACCTCCTTCCTCGTCAGGCTCGAAGATCGCGGCGATCTCCTCGCGCGGTAGCTCTCTGCCTTGACGGACGCAGCGCACGTTATTGTCTCCAGTTGTTTTGATGTAGCGCCGCACGATCACGTCGCACCATTTGGGTTCGAGCTCGATCATGGCGCAGGTTCGCCCGGTGTTCTCGCAGGCTATGAGCGTCGAGCCTGAGCCTCCGAAGAAGTCGACCACGAGCTCGCCCGGCCGGCTGCTGCTCAGAATGGCCCGCTCGCACAGTGCGATCGGCTTCGGCGTTGCGTGCCCGCCTGCGTCGTCTCTTTCTGCTGTGTTTGTGATCGGGAAACGCCACACATCGGTCATTATGTCATGCTCGTCGCTGTCGTTGTGTGTGTTGTCGAAGAAGGCGCGCAGCTCCATCGCTTCTGCTTTCATGCTCTGGTATGCCTCGGACGGCTTGTTGCGCAGTTTCATCACTTGATCGTGTGGAAGGCTGAAGGCTCGGCCCTTAAATGCCTGCTGGAGCTTTTTGTAGTGCCACTCCGGGATCGGCGTGAACTGCGATTTGCTAAACCAGTGCCCCCACATTTGAACGCCGGTGATCTCCGTGAGCTGCTTGGCCTTGAGTCCGACCTTCTGAGCCTCTCCGACCATATAATCGAGGATCGCCTCGTATGCGTCGTTGAAATGGTCTTTGTTATTGTTGAAGCCTTCGACGCCGCACATAACAAAGAGGCATTTCTCGGTTTCCCTCGGGTAGCTCCGCATGAGCTCGCTGTTGACTCCGAAGGCTGAGTGCTTCGCCCATGTGATGTAGTTTCTGAACGTGATCTGGTTCGCGGCGATCATCGGCCGAAGGATGAAGGCGTAAATATCCATGAGCGGCTCGTCGATGCCCCAGCAGTACCAGCTCCCGTTTTCCTTCAGGATCGAGAAACTGAGCGCAATCCACTTCTTGTTGAACTCGAGGAGATCGTTCTGGTTCTGGTTGTCATTCTGGACGCCGTCGCTCTCTTTTCCCATGCCGTATGGCGGGTCGGTGAAAATAAGGTCGGCGCGCTGCCCGTCGGTTGCCTTCTGAACGTCGCCCATCTTCAGGCTGTCACCGCAGTAAAGCCGGTGGTCTCCCAGCAGCCAGAGGTCGCCGGGTTCGGTGAATGGTTCCTCTGGCGGCGCCTCGGGCTCGGTGTCGCCATCCTCCTTTTCCGGCTCGTCATCTTGCAGAGCTTCGGACAGAGCCGTGACAAGATTGCCGTAATCGTCCTCGGTGTAGCCGCTGAGCATGAACGGGATCTCGCCGGTGTCGATGTCGGCGAAAACCTCGGCGAGCATCTTGTTGTCGGTGGTGGCGAGCTCCGCGATGCGGTTGTCAGCCGTCAGATCGGCCAGCTCCTCGGCCTCGCTTGCGTAGTCCTGATAGTCGACCGGGGCGTCGGTCAGGTCGTCGAGCTGCGCGGCCATGAGACGGCCGTGGCCCTTGGTGACGAGCCCGCTGCGCTTGCTGACGGTGATCGGGGCGCGCCAGCCCGTCGCTCTGATGATAGAGGCGAGGAGCTTGATCTGCTCCGGCGGGTGCTGGTTGGGGTTCTTGGGATTGGGCCGCAGATCCTTCAGCGGGACGATGGCGTCATGTGCGCAGAACACGGGGACGCCGTCGGCGTATGCCTTTGGCTCCGCTGTGGTGATGTACTCAGCCAGATCCGGGCCGCCTTGCGGCTGAGGTTTATTCATGGCCGTCACCTCCTGTGGAGAATTGTTTCTCGATCCACTTGTGGAGGCTGGAGCCCTGCCAGTTGTTTCGGCCGTCAAGACGGTTTTTCAGCCGTTCCAGTTTCGCCTCCTCGACCTCCTCGGTGGATCGGTGGAAGATGATGCGGAGCTGGTCGAGCATGATCTGGACGTCTGCCATCTCCTCGACCACGTTCTCGAGTACAGCCTTTGCCTCTGCGGCGCAGCTCACGCGCTTTACTTTGCAGAGGGCTTTGGTCAGCTCGGCCATCTCCTCGACGGCCATGTCCATTTGTGCCGGCGCGCCGTAGGCCGTGATCGCACGATCCAGCAGGGCCCGGCGTTCCTCCGTGGTCATCACGGGCGGCCTCCCTTCGTCAGCTCTCTGACCAGTATGACCACGAGCACGATCACGATGATGGCGAGGGTGATGGCGGTCGGGATCCAGATCGGGGCCAGTACCCACAGCCAGCTCCGGTTGATGACGCCGGTGAGCTTCAGGACGATGAAGGCGACGGCGAGAAGGCCGCAGAAGCCGATCCTGCCGGCCGTCGTGTTGTTTCTTTCGTTGTTCATGTATTACCTCCAGTATTATTTTCCGAGCCCCTTCAGCGCGCAGGCTGTGCAGGCGGTTCGGACGTCGGGCTCCAGTGCGAGGATCCGGCGGGCCGTGTCTGTCTGCCAGCACTCAGCGCCACAGACGGGGCAGGTGGTGAGCTGCCAGTCGTCCGTCGGAGGCTCCGGGACGTTATCGCGCAGCGGCATGGTGAGGATCCCGCCGTCTCCGGGCTGGTGGGGCGAGAGGATGGGCTCAGGCTCGTCGGGGATCATGGTGTCGAGGAGCTCGTTGTACTTCTTGAATATGGCCTCCGACGCTGCGCTCCAGCTCTCGCCGTGCTCCGTGTCCTCCGGGGTGGCGACGTGGGCCAGCTCGTGCGCCAGCAGCTCAGGGGCGGCGCTGATGGGCGCCTCGGCCGAGATGCAGACTATCGGCGTGCTGCCGTCGTCGGGAAAGATGGTCAGGCCGTAGGCGGTGCCGTTGGTCTCGTCCCGCAGGTCGGGGACGTACTGCGCGACGTACTCGACGCCGGGGTAGAGCTCAGAGAAGGCCCGGGCCACGATGGCTGTCGGGTCGTTGATGAACGGCGAGGCCATCGGGCCGATCTTCTCGTACTGCTTCAGGGCCGTGTAGGTCTCGCGCAGCATGGCCCGCACTTCGTCCTTCTTGATGCCGTTGATGGTGGGCCCGTTCAGGATCAGGTCGAGCATCCTGTCGCTCCAGTCCTGCATCAGGTGGGTCTCCGGCATACCGCAGCCGAAGGGCACGACGTCGACCTTCTCACGGGTGAGGGTTTCGTATTCTTTCACGGTGCTGCTCCTTTCAGAAAAGCCGAGCGGGCCGGAGCCCGCCCGGCGCTCCATTTACTGCATGACGACGACCTTGCCGGCGTCGATCAGATCGCCCATGTTCTTCAGGAAGTAGTCGGCGATGTTCTTCTTGGCCTCGAGCTTCCAGATGCCGCCGTCAGCCTCGAAGAAACCGATCCCCTCGTCGGGATCCACGCGCAGCAGGAACTCGCTCTCTGGCTGCTCCACCTCGAGGAAGGTGCGGAACGGCCGCAGCATGACGCGGGGCTTGATCTCGACGACCGCGTTGAGGGCGACGCCCTGACGTGCCTCGACGGTCTGCGTGACGCCGTTGTCGTTGGTGCTGACGCTGTTCTCGTTGGTCATGCGACTCAGCAGGTCGAGCAGGTAGGCCGTGCCCTCGTTGGGGATGCAGAGGCTCCGCAGCTCGATCAGAGCTACCTCGCGTCCTCTGAAGCCGGTGTACAGGCCCGGGGCGTCAGCCTTGGCGCGGTAGAGCGTGTTGCGGGAGAAGTCGCTCAGGTAGGTGGTCATCACCTCGACGGTGTCGTTGCTCTTGACCTGCACCATGATGGTCGTGTCGACCTTCTCGAGCTCGGTGCGGATCAGCTTGCAGATGCTATCGAGTCCGCTGACGCTGATGCAGTCAGGGCGGTCGACGTGCGGCGGGATGCGGGTGAGTGATGCGTCGGCGTAGGTCTGGCCGTTAATCTCGAAGATCTTGGTCTCCTTCAGGCTGACGATTTTGTCGATCATTTTTGCGAGCATTGTGTTGTCCTCCTTGTTCTGTGTTGTGGGTGTTTATCCGTGCTGGACGAGCTTCAGGAGCTTCGGGGCCTCCTGCTGCGTGCCGTCCATGTTCATTTGGCCGGGCACCTGCGGCACCATCTCGGCGACGACGAGCTCGCCGTTGCCGTCAGAGGTGACATAGAGGGCCGTGGCGACGGGGTTGGTGGCTGCGAGCGTAGACTTGGCCGTCACGGAGACGCCGATGGTGCGGCGCTCGTCGTCCGGGGTCAGCTCGATGGTGAGGGTGATCTTGCGCTTGGCCGTGGCCTTCGTGTTGGGGTCGAGAATGTTCTGGATCACCTTGTCCATCTCATAGTCGACGCGCTCCTCGAAGGCGCCGCGGGCCATCGACATGATGCTGTCGCGCTGGTTCTGTTCGTTCATGGGGTTTCTCCTTTCTTTCCGCTGCCGGCCGTGCCATACTTCTCGAGCGTGTCCTTCATCGCTCCGGCGATGCACTCGGCCATGATGGTCGCGGTCTTGGTTTCGCTGTTCTTGGCAGCCTGCTCAATGGCTGCGCGGATCTCGTCGGGCTCATAGCCCGTGTTCTCATAGGCGGCGAGCTTCTGGACGAGCACCTCCTTGGTGGCTGCGCTCCAGTAGCCCGTCTTGATGCCGTTGACTCTCTCGTGGGTCAGACGTTCCATGCTGGCCCTCCTCTCAGGTGGCCGATCCGAGCGTCATCTGCTCGGCCTCGGTCGGGTTGTCTGCGTAGGCTGCGGCCGTCTGTCCCATGGGGCCTGAAGGCTCCGCTCTGGCCCACACGGCCTCGGTGGCGTCCGAGCGGGTGGCCTTACGGCGGCCGACCGTCGTGAGGATCCCGATCTCCTTCAGCTCTGTGAGCCGCGGGGCGACGTAGTTGCGGTTGAAGTACGGGATCCGGCCGGCTGCGACGAGCTCCTCGGTGATCTCGCTGGCCGTGAGCTCACGGTTGCCGAGGGTCTCGAGGATCAGGCGGCAGCGGGCGGCCCGCTTGGGGAGTACGGCGTCATAGCTGCGGCGCCGGGTCTCTTTGGTTGTCTGGTTCATGTGTTTCCTCCTTTCCGGCCAGCTCGACGCTGTCGACTGGCGCGTCCTTGACTTCAGGTGTCGGCGCTTCGTTGCCCCACACGTCCCATCCCGGGGCGGCTTCTCGGGCAAAAAGCTCGATGCGGGGTAGGTCTCCCATCAGCTCGACGATCTTGTCGCGCACTTCGGCAGGCTTTTGACTATGCCTGCGCAGCGGCGAGAACACGAGCTGACCGACGCCGGCGCTGATGCGCTTCGGCTTGCCTTTGATGGCGATCAGGCAGGGCTCGGTATTGCCTCGAGTCCAGCGGCCGAGGCCGAAAAAGTAGCCGTTTCCGCTGCGGTTCTGCTTGATCCACTGGAAGGCGATCGACTTGTATTTGAAGCCCCACGCCTCGATCAGGTCGAGGGCCTCCTGCATCTTCGGGTATGTGGCCCACATAAAGAGCACACAGTCGTCAGCAGCTATACCCCCCCCCGCAGGGTTGACGGGGAGCTGCTTCAGCTCGTTGATGCTCATGGTCGCGTACTGCGCGGCAGCCGCGCCCGAGCATCCGCTGTCGCTGTAACTCCACGGCGGGTCGGCGTAGATGATGCTGTATTTCTTATCCGGGAACGGGATCACGTTGTTGCCTCCTTTCCGAGCACTTCCGACTCGATGCCGTGCAGGAACTTGATGAAGCCGGCCGTCGCCGGTACTTCGTAGCGGGAGAGCTCTGCGTGCGTCATGTACTTGCGGCCGTAGATCTCGGCCATGTCGCGCCAGACGGGCCACGGCACGCGGTAGAAGTCCGTCAGGCTCATGGAGACGAGCACGAAGGCGATGGCGCCGAGCTTGTGATGGGCCTCGAGGTCGTCCTGCTGCTCTTGAGTGAGTCGGCGC